TGTGTAAATGCCAATCGCATTTCTTTCAGCTTCTGTCCATAATGTATAAATAGTTGATGGGTATTGAACATCATCAATTATAATTCCTTTGTTTCCCTTTGGGTGTGAAACTACTGATCCATCTATTACTTGTGCAAACATATTATGATAAAGTTAAATTTAAGTTCCTTCCTACTTCTAAAAATTTAGCACCATTGTATCTAAATACAAATAAATCTCCTTTACTTGCTGTGGTTGTTAGTGTGGGTGCTGTATCTTCTGTAAATTCGTAAACTGCATTAAAACTTAATGTTCTTGATCCTGTGCCATCTTGAATAACTAATAAACTAACAAATTGACCTGCAACTGCATTTGTACCTGCACCAAGAGTTCTATTATCTGTTAATGTCACTTTGGCTACAGGTGAGGCTTGTGTATCCCATGCAATAGTAGATGCGTCTGTAAGTGTTGCCTCTGGAAAGTATGCGGCATCATTAAATTTAAATTTACCAGAACCTTTTGTAGATAATGATAAACCAACATTAGTATCAGTACCATCAACAGCTAATCCAACATCATTTCCTGTTGCTGAATTAGTGAGTTCTGCAAAATTCACAGCACTTGCTGTTTTTTGAAATATTAATTGTTCATTGTTATCATCATCAAAAATACCATGTGCATCATCTATTTTTATATTAAAACTATTTGTATCTAAATCACCGCCTAATTGTGGTGAAGTATCACCTACAATATCAAATCCTGTGACAACACTATCTAAGAAGTTTATTGTGTTTGCTGATGTATCAATAGTGGCAACAGATATATCATCTGATCCATCAAAAAATTTAATCTCTAATGAATTAGATCCAGAATTAGTTGTATCTAGCCACATTGTTCCTGTGGTTGCTGAAGATGGTCTTGATGTTCCAGAATGCATAGAATTTAAAGCACCTAAAATATTATTTAATTCTGTTCTAAAAGCTGAGAAACCTTGATTAGCTATGGAAACATCTGATACTTGACTCATATTTAATTCTTTACCTCATTATGATGAACTTTTCAACCCATGACCTATAGCAACAAAATCAAAAGTTCGATTAATATTTGTACCACTTGAATTTGAGAATACAATATCAAAAGAAGATATTGACTTATTACTGATAGAAAAAAAATCTCCTGTTGCCATATTCTGAGCGGCTATACCAATACTCGGTACTGCAAAGAACGGATTAGTAAATGTAATAGTCTTGGTGCTTGTGCCACTAGCTTGATCTTCTCCTGTTTCTGTTCTCTTTTGCATTTTTACATCAATAGAGATACCAGATACAAATGCTCTAGTCTTGTTGTTCTTATTAGCAAGTCTAAGTCTAAATTTGAAATATCTTCCTTTAAAGGTTGTAGATGTGTTCATGGGTTGAAATGATGTAGCATCATCTAATGATGTTGTTGAAGTAGCTATTTGTAGTTGAGCAGTAGCGTTTGTAGGATCATTACCATCAAAAGGTGCAGGTGCATCATCAAATAAACTTACACCTCTACCATCATCAAATAAATCGTATGGATTTTCTATTTGGTCTATTGTAATACTTTTTATGAAAGAAACATCATAGATAGCTGATAAGGAAAGTGTTTGTGATAGTGTATAAAATCCCTCATCATCAATATTATCATCTGCACCACCCAAATCAAAATCACCAGATGCACTATCAAAGTTACCTGTCAAATCATCAAAATCATTTTTAGTATCTAAAACTATGGAATTAGTGCCACTACTATCTGTCAATGCTACATCACTATCAAATGTTCCTGCTGTGATATCTTCTGTAAGTGTTTGAATATTTTTAAAGTTTTCAGTTATCTGTGCAATATTAGAATATATTATTGTTTCATTATTGCTTTCATTACCTAGTTTATCTACAGCTTTGATACAAAAAGCACCACTTCTTGTATTAGTTGTGATTGATGTACCAGATGTTCTAGGTACTTGAAGCCAATTTACTGATTTATTCCATTGAGCATTTGATGTTACATTTTGATATCTAATCTCATAGAAAGATATATCTAAATCTGTGTTAGCATCCCAATTTAACTGCATTTGAGAACTACCAAGCATATTGACAGAAAAGTTTTGAACATCACTAGGTGGTTCAGTTGCACCCACGATTTTTCTTGAAGTTGAAGTATATGTTGATGCAATACCTAATCCATTGATTGCTCTGGCTCTAACATTATAGGTTTGACCATCAATGACATTTAACAATTCATATTCAGTTTGAATACCTCTGCCTACTACTTTAAAATTTGTTTCATCAGATTTTTTTGCCTCTACTTGATATTCTCTTACAAAATTATCTGTAGATGCACCAATGACTATATTCAATCTTGTAATAACAATACCCTCTGAATATTCTATCAACTCATCTGTCAACGTTACTGTTTGTGGTGGGGATATAGACAAAGGGTTTGGAAGATTTGTATCTGGTATCGTTGGAACTGCTGATTGAGTAGCAAAAGTATAAAAGTTATCTTGATGCTCTGTAAGGTTCAGATTTACAGTATGATCTTTGTTCAAAGTAACACCAGATATCCTAAATGATTTTGCTGAGAAAGAAGGTGTAGAATGAGTTATTGAAACAATATCACCTACAATCAAATTCATAGCCTCTCCACTAGCTTTTAAAGAAACTCTTAAAGAATTTCTTGACCTTCTTAAAATTATTTCTGCATGTTCTTGTGCTTGATGAAAAGATGTAATGCCCCCTAAAGAAAACCTACCCTCTAATAATTCACCACCATCTGCTGTTTTCATGGTGGCATGTTGATCTGCTGTTGCTAGTGAACTATCATCATTTGGTGGAAAAGAAGCTGTATTAGTTCTAAAATTATGATCTATGTCTGGAAAGTCTATTAAGACTCTATTGTATTTATTTGTTTTATCTTCACTTTGTATATTTATACCACCAATAATATCACTTTCAGTAAGTGTCATTACACTTGATCCTGTGGTTTCTATAATTAATTTATATTTGCCGCCAGAATAACTAAGGAAACCTCTCATATTTAAAAGCATGGCTCTGATGTTATTTAATACTTTGTTTCTGCTATCTATGTGAATATTTGTATCTAAAAGATTTATTTGTGTTGCTGTAGAACCATCTATGGGGTTTGTAACATTACTTCCTGTAGGTGTAATATTAGTATCAACAACTTGTGAAGCTGTATAAAAACTTGGTATATCAATATTTGCTATTGGAACTCCTTTACCAAATCTTGTATTTTTTAAATAATCTAAAAGAATAAATGCAGGGTTAGTTGAATATTGTCCTGTGCTTTCATTTGATGATCCATCAAAAGTTGATATTTTTCTGCCTTGCATCAAAACTGTAACTGTAGGTATTCTTGAAAAGACATCTGGATTAAATCGTAATCTCATAGCAATATATGAAACTCCTCTAAGTCTATGGTTTGATGTCCAAGAACTCCTGTCATATCCGTTAGTAGATGTAATTAAACTACTTGAAACTTGATCGTCATCACCATCAAAAAATTGTAAAGCAACATGAGATTGGTTCGTTGTAGATCCGTCTGCGTTTTGAATGTCTGCAAATTTACCATAATATATTTGTTGATCTGTAAGTGAACTTGGTGAAGTTGCACCAGATGAGTCAGAAGTATTTAAGTCTGTTATTTGTTCATCATCAAGAAAAACCTTGTTTCCACTATTTACTTGTCCTTCACATAAAGCCAAAACTAAGAACAGAAATTTATTTGTACTATCAAGTTCAAGAAATACTATTGTTCCCCCTGTCCTTCTAAATCCGTAAATTATTGGCAATCCTGCTGAACTTGATTGTTTATTAACTAATATTCCATCATTGTTTTGATTAGGATCGTTGAAGCCACCATCATCAAAATCTGGTATTTCTGGTATAGGTATGAGCCATGATATAACATCTTCAACTACATCTACTATTGCATCAACAACATCTACAATATCTTCAACAACATCAATGATTTCTTCTACAGGGTTGCACATTTATATATCCAATTCTTTCCCATCTCTGTAAAACCGAATTTTTTAAATAAAGGATCAAGTTTCATTTCAGTTATGATTTGTAAAAATATGTCACCATCTTTTGCAATCTTTTTTACACCATCTAAAAGATTTCTAAATACTAATATATTTCTATGTTCTGGTTTCACATAAAACCATTGGACATTGTACATATATCTTTCTGCCCACCAATACTGTGATTTAAAAAAACCAATGCTACCAACAATCTCATCTTGTCCTTCAATACAACAACAAATGATTTTACCTTTAGTAAATAATAAATCTAAAATTTTATATGCTTTATCTTCATCTACTTGTGGAAATATTTTACTGTT